GAAAAGACGTTAGGCGAAGACGTAGATCTTTATACGTTTGTAGCCTTGCGCACCGGGAACGGTAGTCCCCAGTTTGCCCTTCCGGTAAGTTACAGGGTCCGACCCATCCCACTCGCTTAGAAATTCGGCGAAGTGGTCTGGATACAGATATATAACCCAGGGTTTAATGCCGGAATTGCAGCTCCGTCATCAAAACCATCTACATTAGGAGATTTTTCTCTCACATATATAGAGTAAGAAGGTAAAACGTGGTCACCAGGAAGCAAGCCTCGGAAAAGCTTGCGAGATTTCTTGGTGTACGTCTCAAAGGTATAGCCGCCGTAACCTCGGTTTTTTGGACCGAAGAATCGGTGGGCGACGAGAGGGTCATCATTTTCCGTTATCAGATGACCATCACCATAGCCGTCGGGTCCCCACAAGATCATCGTGGGGTCGAGGTGGCCGTGGATAAAGTCGCACAACTCATCGTCGTATAAGCGCTTGCAGAAGTTGTAAAAGCTGAAAGCGCTTTCGCCGCTGAGACTATCACGAAGATAGTAAGGACGTATATTGATTCCCGATAAGTAATCCGTTCCGCAAGATTCGCGGAAGGGCCCGGTCGCAAACGACTTCTTAGAATTAACCTTGAAGCCGCAAGCTACTAAGACCCTTACGAGCAACTCGTAACGGTGCGTGGGTACGATGATATCATCACCGTAAACAGACACGGCATCGCTCTCCTCTTTCGTCTCGCACACTCCCTGGGCCAAGGCCCAGAAGATGAGCGTTTCGAGAGGGAACGTGTAGCCGTTACCCATAGTTGAGAACTTTTCCAGCTTAATAACTTGACCAGAGTACTCAAGGAGACCGGTACGAAACCGACTCAAGAAAGTACTCCAGTCGCTGGGCAAGAGGTGCTCAACTAGTCCGATGGAAACACAATCGGACGCGCTACTTAGGTCGAGGGTTGCTAGCCCTCCCTCGATACTACCGAGCCGAGCATGTTTTTGATTTCTGCTCTGATCTGTAATATCGACACCAAACCGCTTTAGACGCGACGCCATATAAGAACCAATCCCCAGCTGGAACATTCCGTTCAGCATGGGTTCCGGTCCAATGGCGCGAAACGTCTTGCGGTCTTTCGGGACGAAGACAAGGCGGCCGGGGTGAATCTCCACGGTTACCTTGGCTGTCTCCTGCTCGGAGAAGTTAATCCAGGCAGGCAGCTCCTCAAGG